CGGCAGGCAAGGCCATAAATCCGTCTTCTGCAGCGATAACGGCGTTCAAGGCAGACTGGTAGTCATTAATGCCTGTGAAATCGCCGTAGCGGGGCGATAAAGGGCTTTCTGGCAATAAGCCAGTAATATTGAATTGACGAAGAATATTATTAATATCAGTTTCGTCTTTGAAATGCTGCTGAGTCAGAGAAGGCTCCTCACAAGCCAACCCTGACTCATTTGACGCAGCATTCGTATCATAGTTGTAAGCAGTTCTTAAAAAAGGTGTTTTCATTTTATCTTCCTGATGAGAATGGTAGAGCAGAAGTGCCTTTAACGGCACCGATAGCGTTTACAGCAGAATTGACACCACTAAGGGTGTCTTTAAGCATATAAGGATTGTAAGGGGTTGTTTTATGGTATTTCCCCTTACTTTCTGCCTCAGGCAGATCCCCAGTTTTCATAATAGTAGTTTGAAGCCGATTCATGGCTTCAGTTGCTGATGTCGCTGTTTTGCGAGCATCATTAAGGAGCATTTCAGAAACCATATTTTTAGTTTTCTGTGAGACGTTTGGAGCTTCCAAAATTTTTAATTTTGTATCAGCGTCTAAGTTTTTACGAGTTTCATCGTTGACGCCAGTTCGACTAATAGATTCAGCGACTTGAGCGTCTGTTAGTTGAGTTTGCATAGCAGTATTAGCAGCACCTACAGCTTTAGTTGCAATATCGCCAGCACCTTGCATGGCGTTTACTTGAGCTGCAGGGCTTACAGCAGATGGCGGTGAACCACCGCCTTGACCATAAGCGAGCATAGGATTTAATCCAGCTGCATTTAAATCTTTAACAGTAGTTTGATAACGAGTAGCGAATTGTTCGGCAGAGAAAGCGTTTGATTGATTCATCATCGCTTCCTGTGATTCGTTTTGTTTATTGCCTCCGATCATAGACATAGCCCCGCCAATTACGGCGGGAGCTACAGCAGCTATGATTGCGTCGTCTATTCCGAACATGATTAGAAATGATCGATTAAGCCAGGTACAGAGTACATTGGCATTGGGCGAGCTTTCTTAACATCAAAGAAAGAGTCAAAGATGAATTGTTTACCATTAGCAGCAGATCCAACAGCGACTACTCGGTCGACTGGTGGGTTTTCAGTAATAAAGCTATTGCTAAGGGTAGGGAGGGCGGTGAATTTTTGGGCAAGATGCCAGCCGTCAAGTGTTCCAGCTGCTGTAGATCTAAACAGAGAGCTAATTCTTGAAGGGTTGTATCGATATTCCGCCCAACGTTCTTGATATCCGAATACGTCATTGTCGGTAGAACCTCCAGTTACATAGATTTCTTTATTAAGAACAGATTGTTCACCAAGCATTGCAAATGCTGGGAAATAGAAATCATAGCGTGTAGAACGGCTCCACATTTTGTGAAGACCTTGTTGATAAGTAAGATCGGCACGTACAGATACTAGACCGATAATTACGCCATGTTCAGTAAACGATTGGCTAAATCCATGACGATGAGCCAAGGCAGTACCCATAGCACCAAGTGTACCCAAAGGGGTAGTCTGTCCAGTTTGGCCAGTACCACTTGTTTGAGCAATCGGATTAATGTTGATCGGTGTCGAACCGCCTCCGAGGTACTCAGGCCGTTGCAAGCGAGCATCAGGAGAGATAACGCCAAAGTGAGAGCGAATAATCTCAGTATATCGAGTACCACCACGAGCGTCTCTTTCAAGTAATTTTTGAATTTGAAAAGATTGACGAAGTTGGTTAATTGTTGCAGCAGTTGCTTGTGAGAGATCAGCATAAAGAGCGTTAGCGGCTGTTCCAGCCGGTCCATTAGTAAGTACGTTTACAGGGTTAGTACCACCATCGGTTTTTAACCAATGGTAAGAAGAATCACGAGTTGTCCATACACCGGGAGGAGTTCCAGCAACATCATCAAAAGCAATACGAGCTTTAGTTCCTAAAGGAATAGTTACAGATGCGCCTTTTTGTGGCCAAGGTAATGCTGAAGTGAAATAGTCTTTGCGTTTTCCACGCTTAAGTAAATTGTAATTTGCGACGGTATCTGGACCATCGCCTGTGTCTACGACTACAGAGTTTTGTAAGTTTTCATCACGGAACCATTCGTTCCAGATGAGATTGTATGCACGTGGCCATAAAGCAGCGTGCGATACAGTTGCGCCGGCAGTTACCTGACCGACGGTAGGCAAGCCCATAAAGTCTTGCAGAGAGCCGATGGCATAGCCACCGGCAGGTGACACCTGTTGTGGAATGACATAAGAAATAGAGTCATTAGGATTTGCTTGTTGCCCCATAAATTTTTGCCAATTTGACCAAATTAGGCGATTGGGGACAAAGAAGAAGAATGAATCCAATACCATGTTGTCCATGATTGGATATAAAGGAGTTGATAGACGGGCAAATGCCGTCATATTTAGGTTAAAAGTATCGCCGGGCAGTACTTCATCTACATAGACAGGGACTAGATTACCCGCATCGAATGTTGTTTTATGAGTTGATTGACAGTCGAATTTAGAGCGAGGTATGTCCGCTTTTGGAATAGAGGTGAATTGATGTAAGTTTACTGATTGATTGCGATGCATATTTAACCTTTAGAGTTATTGCGTGAGAAAAAGGGGATAAATCCCCCCTTTTTACTCTACGCTTAGTTTTACTTGTTTGCCGAGTGATAATAGTTTTGGCTGTTCGTATAAATCGAATAAGCCAGAGTTGTCGTCAAAGACTCCGAACTCATAGAGATCGAAATCGTCGGGGTGGTTGTAAAGCTGATTGTCATCAGCAACACGATTGATTTCATCAGAGAATGACCGAATAGCTACGCCAGTTGAGGGCACGAACATTGGTCGGCCGTATGCGTCAGCAGCACGGTCTTTAACAGAGCATATATTAAGTTTCATGAGGATAGTCCTTAAGTGAGGGTACGTTTTAATTTACGCAGCTTTGCTTTTGCGACTTGTTCCTTAACGGCCAGTCTCGCATAAGTGTTGTCTGCGTGATTTAGTTTAGCACCGTTTTCACGGTTGCCAATAATTTTTTCGTATTCATAAGGATTGTCGTTTTTATACAGCTGGTCATAGTATTTTGGAGGTTTTATTTTTTGACCGCGTAATACGACGTAATCATGAGGGTATACGTCAGTTTTATATTTTTCGTACCAATTTTTACCTATAGCAGGTTTTAAGGACATTTTATTGAATTCTGGGGTCATTTGGATAATTTCCCCAGTTTCTAGATCAGAATACTGATAGTGTTTTAAGCTTTCTTTACCCGTTTGTTTTTTCATAATGTAGCGAGCCACGTACGCAGCTGACTCGAAGTTAACATCTCCAATGGAGGAATAACCAAATGGCCAGAGGGCTTCAAGGTCTGCGGATCGATATATGAGAGAACCAGAGGAAGTCCTTTTCCATAATTTCTTATCATGAAAGTCGTGTCCGAAGATACAGGCGTGGTAGTGAGGTCGGCCGAAGTTTTCGCCATACTCTCCAGCCATGTAATAGCTAATTTTTGTATTTGGGTATCGTTTTCTAAGTCGTTTAATAAATAATTGAAAGTCTCGATAATGAAGCGATTGATCGCTTGGGAGATGTGTGTCGTCATAAGTGAGGGTAATAAAGCAGTTGTTTTGATGTAATTGGGCTTCATGCATACAACGCATAGCCCATTGACGTGATCGTTCTAAACGGCAGCCTACGCATTGACCGCATGGTAAAGATACAGATTGAACGATGTCGGGGTCATTTGGTTTGAAAATGACACGACGATAGACTCGGCCTGTAGCCGAGTTGGTTGAGTATCCGCTGAGACCAGCGGATATAGGGTGATAACAGGCCATGTGAGGTGGTCTGGGACTTTATTAAAGTCTCCAGCCTCCACGCTGAGGTGCAGAGCGTGCGTTAGGAGATTTGGTCTTATGACCATGTTTTCTGAATTGTTTTGAATGAGCTTTTTTGCTCATTGGTTTGCGGTGCAAAATTTTCATTTTTTTTGGCCTTAGTTATTGTGATTTTTGTGGTTTGGTGTCACCTAGCACAGTTACATCAAGTAAGGTAACTGTGCGGGGTGAGTTTCACTCACCCTGAGAGGCTATTTCAGCCTCGATTTTTTGTTCATTTTCGATGATTTTTGCATCGATTAGACCCAGCTTGATAGCTTGGTCTTTATTTTCAGGATTGTCGAGGAAATTAATTAATTCCTCAGGATTGTTATTAAAGCTGGCACGAAGATCGGCAGGCAAGGCCATAAATCCGTCTTCTGCAGCGATAACGGCGTTCAAGGCAGACTGGTAGTCATTAATGCCTGTGAAATCGCCGTAGCGGGGCGATAAAGGGCTTTCTGGCAATAAGCCAGTAATGTTGAATTGACGAAGAATATTATTAATATCAGTTTCGTCTTTGAAATGCTGCTGAGTCAGAGAAGGCT